CCACCCTTGTCATCATCATCAAGATCAATACCACCATAACTCTTAGCATAATCAATCGCACCAACATGAAGACCGTGACCGCAGCCATTATCACGATTGTTATCTACCTTGTTACGTGCGACCTGACAGGTCGATCCGATGCTATTATCAAAAGTGCGAGAGTAAATATCCTTATAATCTTCGCGAACAGCCTTGTACGCAAGGAAGCACCCATCATAAGTAATGGGCATATTCTTGTTCTCCATAAAATCGAACAATTCAACAACGGCATGATCAGAAGGATTCTGACTAAGATTGTCAAGGAAGTTAAGCATTGGCTCAAAAGGAAAGCCCTGCTTAACCATATCAAGAATAGTGCTTGTAAACATATTCGGCATCTTAATACCATCCCAACTCAAAGAACCATCTGTGCAATTAACATAACCCTCACAGTAGGCATTAACGCGAGAAACAATATCGTAAGCTGCTTCAAAATGCTCAACATTGTTACTCTTAAGATAATTGATCAACTTATTGTAGTTAGGGTGCGACTTGCCGAAGCAATAGGTCTGACCGCTAACAATCGCAGTAACCGTACCATCATTTGCAATAATATACTTTGTAGACATAATATTTCTCCTAGTTAATTCAGATACGACTCAGAATATTAGACATATTTTCGGCAGACTCAATCGTGTCGATATAGTCAACCACAATCTTAACATCATTTTGACTAACACCACCATAGTATCCCATATTAGCAATTACCTTAAGCATAGGATACTTCTGCACAGCGTCATCGAACCTCTTAGAAAACTTTGTGTTATCAATCTTTGCTGAAGACAAATCAACGCTATTACAATTCGGGATGATAGTACTCATGGCACGAACAATTTCCATTTCATGACGCATAGAAGTGCAACGCTTCTCATACTCATTATACTCAGCGACAACCTTCTTTGCTTCATTGTCTGTTTTTGTGGCACTAAAAATGTTTGCAAACTTTTCATTTTTATGAGCCGACAAGCCGCAGCGAACGTTGCAGTCGATAATATCTTGCTTGTGGTCTGCGACAGCCTTATTGAAAACTGTACGCATAACACTAATAGCATCACTCCAATTGGAACGTTCCGCAAGCTTACGATTCTTAATCACAGAAGGTTTAACAGCATAAAAGGTCATGCCGTCAACGTCATCTGGATAATATTTGTGCATAAAGCTAAGAGTACTAGCAATATAATTCTCACTCATATCCTTATAACCAATCGTTATATTGCACTTTGATTCGGTAAAATAGTATGCATTCTCATACTTGACACTCATATTGCACACTTCAAATTGACCAGTTTCTTCATTAAAGACTTGAATATGAACGGGCGGAAGGCCATCGCTAGAACCAGAATTAGTTCTATCGTAGGTGATCTTGGGCAAACTAGAAGTTAGCACAACATCATCTTTGGTCGCTCCACCAAGTATATCATACAAACCGTTGTTGTCAACAGTCTCACCGTCCTTAAGTTTGTACACATAGCACTTTTGTTCATCACCATATGCTCTTTGATCTTCACGCATAAATTTCTTGATGCGACTCAAACCACCGCGATTCAAATCGTCAACAAACACCTTCATATCGCCAGTAAAGTTGACGAACTCAACATCTTTAGAGCTATTGATCTTCTTACGATAAGAAGACTTACTGAGGAATGTGAGTGAAAGCTTGTCCTTAACATTGATGCTCTTATTAATAATATTGTCGAAAAGCTTCTGGCCGTTCCAAGTAATAGACTTCTGAAGCGATTCAATAGCATTCTTGATAGAAGAACACTGATCGCTAATCTGAACATACTTGATACGAGCCTTATAAAGCGAAGGCTGGCTCTTAGTCTGATCCTCAATCTTAGATGCAATTTCAGAAGTAATACGATTAACGATACTCTTGATATTGATCTTGGTATCCTTACTGTAGGACAGAGATTCACGACTAGGAGTAATATCGACATCGCCAATATTCACGAAGATACGCAGACCGTCAGAATACTGGATGAATCGTGCTTCTTTGTTATCGCCGTCGCCCATGATTTGGAAATGATCAACGGGGTAAGCAATTTGACCCATGATAATCAAGTTGTTATCAGCGTTGTCATCAAAATACCAACCATCACCAGCAAGAACCTTATCAATTTTACGGAAGGAGATCTTCTCGCCAATAAAGTTGGGCTTAACCTTGAAAAATTCGTACACCTTGGATGCTTCAGCATTGAACCTATTTACGTCGTTGGAATTAACTTGAATAGAAACTTTGATACCATTAGGTTCAGTTGTATCATTCTCATGCATAAGAGAAAACACGGGGCTTCCATCTTCATTCTTGTAGGCATTATAAATACGCTGCTTGCCATCAAGATAAGCCTCTACGGTAAAACTATCAGCATAAGCAAAGGGAGCCTTACTACCAAGACCAAGGCAACCAACGGCATCGTTGCTATTATTACGAGTACTACGGAAATACGTAGTATAAAGCTGCATACAGTTTTCATGATCCATGCTAGTGCCGTAGTCACGAATAAAGAAAACAGGATTCAAAGCGGTAGGAAGATGAACGTCGAACGCAACGTCACGCTTTCCAGCGTCAACATGAGAATCGTAAGCATTAGTAGAAAGCTCACGAACAACTGCGAGAATCTTGTTAGAATATAGACCGTCAGAAAGAATAAAGAAAGCCTTGGAAGAAGCTTCGATGCTAAACTTAGACTCTTCGAAGTTACCAGACTTTTCAATGACGTTATTACCAGCGTGAAGTTTCATAATGCAAAATCTCCTAAAAGTGCTAAATTAGTGAACGTGCTTCAAGTATACCAGATGTATCGGCACTGTCAAGCGGTGTGCTTGAATTTTTTTTCTTCGATGCAAAAAACTATTGGCGACAAAGAAAAATCTACCAGATTTCCATCTGCGTAATCATTCCATTCATCAAGAAAACTTTTAACCAAATTTATATCTTCTGTGCAATATCTATAGGATGTATAGTCATTTATTTCGTCGTTCCATACAATTATAGAATCATATCCAACTTCTACATTCCTTGGGTCATCTTTTAAGGCTCTTGCAGAGCATAACTGTATGGGTGAAATATTGTTGCTTTTCATAGAGCGAACTATATCGCCTTCAAACATTTCTACTTTAATTTTCATTTCCAGCCTAGAGCCTCCGAAACTATGGGAAATTGCTGAACAAAAATATCTTTGATTTCATTTGCTATATCCATATGTTCTTTCTGAGTTCCATTAGATGATCTAAGATTTATGTAATGAATCCATGATCTAATGCTCCCTGTCATATAAAGTCTGGTTGGTGTTGCTAATGGAAGTACAAATCTTGCACATTCTTTTGCTATTCCATCCTTTAGCATACCTTCATATAGTGCGACAGACTTAGAAAAGTGTTCCCTTATCTTACTTCGCCACTTTGCTTTTGTTTCTATCGATACATCGTCTACACTATTCTGTCTGTTTTTAGAGTCTTGACTTCTCAATTCAAATAGCGGTATATCTTCCATCAATAGTGTGGCATCGGCATATCTTTGGCTAAATTCTTGAAATGTAAAACTTCTATGTCTCAATATTTGAGCTGCAATACCTCTAGAAGTATTTATTTCTACTGTCATGTATCCTTGCTCAAAGATACTCCAGTGTTCGTGCTTGATACAATAAGCAATTAGCTTTGAGTATTCATCATTGTCTTGATTATTTGGATTACTTACTCTAGCACAATATGCTATTAATTTTTCAGCGTCTGGTGTTGTAGATACTAGTTTAATAGACATTTATTCTCCAGTTTCAAATTTGAGCTTCATCAATCTATTGTAGCGTCAAGATGTTTATTTGTCAATCTTCTTTTTTCTTTTCTCAATTATTTCTTTTATCCATCCTACATATTTGCTTACTCTAGTATGACCGGCTTCATCGCCATACATAGATTTTGGTGCTTTTCCTTTTGCCATTACGCAGGAATTTATACCGGCTAATTTTCCGTCAATGAATAATCCTCCACCACTGTCTCCGCTGGCTATCATAAATTCTAATTCTGTTCTTCCTTCTTGTATTGTTCCATTTGGTGTGCATATAAGCAAATCTCCAGAAATATTATCTATTATATTTGATCCGGCCCTTTTCTTTCCGTCTGATATTTTTTGACCTTCAAGAAAAGTTCCAGTTAATCCGTATCCAGATATGCAACAAATTTTGCCAACTTCGTCATCTGTTTCATATAATGGTGGGTAGAAATCCAATTCTAAAGGTTCGACTAGGTGACATAGTGCTATGTCAGCCAAGCCGAATAATCCATTAAAATCTTTGTGAAGTATTATTTCGTCCATTAATATTACTGTAGAATCTTTTACATGAACTCCACAATGCTTCGCACCCTTTACAACATGAGCGGCTGTTAATATCCATTCTTGGTCAATTATCACGGCAGACCCACAAAATAACCTATTATCTTCATAAAGACCGCATATGCTCAAAACATATTCAAATTTTTTGCCATATTCAACATATTTTTCATCATTGGTCAACGGGTCTGTTGTTCCAGCAAATAAAGAAGAAGCTATTAATAAGAAAGAAAATAACGTTTTAGTTAGACTTATCATGATATGGCCTCATTTTGATTTTAGATAAATATAGCTCAGAATCTTCCTCAACGTTTGGATTCCAACTTTTATAATCCATCAAATGGCCGAATATTAGGTGACAAGTTTTACCGCATAATGTTATTAAATTATTTGGATCAAGTTCTTTAGAGGGATCTTTATGTACTGGTATAATATGATGAACTTCTAGATCATCTTTCCTACCACAAGCTTGACATTCTGATTGAATTTTGAGATGTTCTTTTCTTACATCTTTCCATTTCCAGCTACGACTGCTGAATCGAAGATATCTTAGAAAATTAAACATATGGAGATGGGCTGTTTTAAGTGGAGGCGGGCAGAGTCGAACTGCCGTCTTGCGATATATCCAATTATATTTTCTACAGGTTTATTTTGTTCATAAATTTTTCGGATCTGACTAAAGAGCAAACAACATTCATCAGTCCTATCGACAAATCTTTTCTTATCACCCGTCGATCATAATAAGAGCAGAAGGATTTAACGACGATTTTTTGGATGCTACCTTCATCGCTTCCTCAAATCGTGCTACTTATTACTAAGCAGCAAGAGCTAACTGAGTTTCGCCAGTTAAAGCGTTTAATCGACTTTTATAGTGGCCGGTCGATCAACCACTACCTGCAAATATAATTTTCTATATCCAATCGATACCGTTACGCCCCCTATTTTAGAAAGTTAATTAAATCACTAGGTCCACGATAACCGTTATATCTTTTTAGTTCTTTTCCATCTTGAAAAACTATGAATGTTGGTATAGATTTTATCTTGTGACCGTCTATTATATCCTTATCTTTATCAAAGTCAAGCACAATAACATCGTATTGTTTTATAATCTCTGATAAGGATGGATCAGAATTTAGATCATTTTTGGCAGTGATACAATATTTGCACCAGTTAGCACTAAAAAATAGTAAAGTTTTTGTTGGGTCTTTTGCGTAACAAAATAGAGTAGCACAGGATATTAAAAACGATAGTAGAAATACTTTGGAATTATTCATGGCTTTCTCCTTGGGAATTTGCCACTAATATATACACAAATTAACTTTTATCTTTTCCACACCATTCTGGAAAATCAGTAATTTCTAAATTTCCCAGTAGAAGCATGGATGGTTTAGTGGCAAAATTACGAATAGCATAACATTTGTTATTATCAGAATCATACCCACAGTCTATAATATCGTATTCTGTTACGCTGTGTAGCATTTTAATCAATTGTTGTATAGTTAGAGTATTCATTCTACCTCATAA